GCTCAGAAGTTGTCGATCCACCTGGGCCTCGGCCCCAGCCCAGCCAGCCTCGCGTGCGCCTGAAAGGCCTTCAGCGTGCGGCCCGCCCAGGGCGGGTCCTCCTCCACCTCCACCGGCGGGTCCTTCGCCGTGAGGAAGCGCTGCAGCGCCTGGCTCATGGCGTCCACCTGGTCGTCGTGCGCGCCCACCGGAAAAGAGCTCGCCTCCGCCAGGAAGCTCTCCACCCAGGGCTGCTCCTGGGCATTGGGCAGCCACACGTTGCCCGCGGCCACCAACGGCAGAATGGCCTGCGCCCGGGAGAGCTTGCCCCCTTGCGGCTTGACCGGCACCAGTCCTCGCACCTTCAGTTGCAGGGCGGAGATCACCGCCGGGCCGTTGGCCTTGTCCTCCACCAGCTTGAGGAGAGCCTGGGGCCATCTGGCTGACAGCGCCTCCACCGCCTGCAGCGTCCGGGCGAAGTCCATGCGCTCCCGCACCTGGTCCAGCAGGTAGATGCGGGCGCCCACGCTGCCCCACACCTGCCCCACCACATAGTCGGAATCGCTGGTCTCCTTGAAGGCCATGTCCCAGGACTGCAGCACCCTGTCGAAGCGCTGCGGCCGGTCCCGGTCGGCGTAGAAGCGCCACCACTCCCGCTTGAACAGGGCCCCCTCCGGCGGGGAGGGCCGCTGCTGGTAGAGCGCCTCCCACCAGTAGGGGCCGATGCTCTCCCGGATGACGGCCAGCGCCTGGGCGGGATAGCGCTCCGGCCAAAGCGGTTCGCCTTCGGCTCTGCCCAGCACGTCGTTCTCTTCCGCCAGCGCCGGCAGCTTGATGACCTCCCACCGCTCTCCCGTCTTGGCCGCCTCCGCCAGCACCCGCCCGGCGAGATCATCTTCATGCCAGCGAGTCTGAATCAGGATGATCGCGCCACCGGGTTCCAGCCGGGTGTAGGCGGTGGCGCGATACCAGTTCCACGCGCGCTCCCGATAGGTCTCGGAATCGGCCTCCTCCGCGGACTTCACCGGATCGTCAATGACCAGCAGGTCGGCGCCTCTCCCTGTGATCGGTCCTCCCACCCCCGCGCACACCATGCCCCCGGCGCGTCTTGCGATCTGCCAGTCATCGGCCGCCTGCTTGTCTTTCCTCACCCACAGCCGCCAGAGCGCGGGCGCGAATTCGGCAAAGCGATCCCTGGCCTTCGCGCCCCATGACGCGGCGAAGCCATGCTCGTAGCTGGCGAGGATGACTCGTCGGTCGGGGAACGTCCCCAGGTACCAGGCCGGGAAGTGGGCGCTGGCGAACTCGCTCTTGCCATGCCGGGGCGGCATCTGGATCAACAGCCGCTTGAGCTTCCCCTGCGCCACATCCAGCAATCGCTCGGCCAGCAAGTCCAGGTGAGGGGCCACCTGCCACTGGCCCCGACTCGCCAGCCAGGCGAAGGCCGCCGGGTCCAGCATCGCCTGGCGCAAGAGGTCCTGCTCGTATGCGGCCGCAGTTACTGTGCTCATGGGTCGCTCTCCGCCTCGGTGGTCGCGCGCTGGGGTGCAGGCAGCGCCGCCATAGCTGGCATGGTCTCCGCCGTCCTCTGCGGTAGCCGGCCCCGCAAGTCGCGTAGCAAGGTGCGCGTGCCTTCGTCCATGCCGGTCACGATGTGGGCGGGAATCAGCGGCTTTCCCTCCGCGCCGGTCAGCTCGGTGCTGTGCATATCGCGCTGGCCCAGGTACTGCTTCCCCAGCCAAATCTGCATGGTGGTGTTGCCGGCCAAAGCCGACTTCCATTGAATGCGGCGCAGGCTCGACTTTCCGGCCTCCAGCCCCCTTTGGTAGGAGGCCGAAAACTCATCGTCGTTGGCCAGCCGATCCTTGACCGTGCTAAGGCCACAGCCCAGCACCGCGGCCAGCTCAGAGAGTGTGCTCTGGATCTTGCCCAGGTCCTCTACCTGGCGCAGGTCGAAGATAACGCGAGGCCGGCCGCCGGGATGCTTCTGTTGCTCAGACACTGGTCTCCACCCTCCGCATCATCCGGCACTCCCGATAAGCGGGACCGTGTAATTGCTCGGACGGTCCGCCCATCAGCGCATGGCTGAACCGCCAGCCCTCCTGTTCGTAGGCCGGTACTTCGTAGGCCCAGATGCGAATCCACTCGGTTGTCGGCATCTGAGATACCTCTGTCTCAACCGACACGCGCCGCCTTCTCCCCCGTAAACTCCTCCCACCTGGCAAGTATCACATCACAATAACGCGCGTCCAGGTCGAAGCCATAGCACTTCCGGCCCGTGCGCTCGGCCGCGATGATCGCGGTGCCTGATCCGAGGAAGGCGTCCACTACCAACTGCCCCAACTCGGTGGCGTTGGTGATGGAGCGCTCTATCAGCGCGAGCGGCTTCATGGTGGGATGGAGGTCGTTGGCGAGCGGCTTGTCGTGCTCCCACACCGTCCGCTCGTTGGTGGGGCCGTGCCAGCGCGGCGCCTGGCCGCGCTTAAACGCATAGAAGCAGGGCTCGTACCAGTGCTTATACTGGGCGAACAGCGCGCCCGCGCCGTTGTTCTTCACCCATACCAGGAGGTTTCGCTCCTGCCAGCCCGTCTCAGCCATACAGTCGAGTACGTCGCGCAAATGCGAACTCGCGAACCACAGATACAGCGGCGCTTTGTCGTCGGAATTCTGGTGGGCAAGACCGAGGCTTCCGGTCAGCAGCGTGCGATACTCGTCGTCGGTCAGATCATCCCAGTAGGCGTCGCCGCCCTCGCCATCGGCCCCGCGGCGCTTGGCGCCTATGCGCTCCTCCTGCGCCGCTCTTCCGCCGAGGTAGTTGATGGCGTAGGGGGGATCGGTGATGATGGCGTGGGCAACTTCGCCTTGCATGAGGCGGGCCCAGTTCGCCGGGTCGGTCGCATCGCCACACAGCAGCCGGTGGCGACCGAGCTGCCACACCTCGCCTGGCTGGACGCGGGTCGGTCCGCCGGAGGCGGACTCCGCCTCCGCCATCGCCTGCTCGGCGTCGAAGGTCTCCTCCCGGCCACTCTTCTCCTCCGCATCCAAGCGCAGCAGCAACTCGTGGAGATCATCCTGCTCCCAGCCCGCCGCGGTGAGCTGATCCTGCGCCTCCAGGTCGCGCAGCAATGTCGCCAGCGCTTCCTCGTCATCCTCCGCGAGATCGCTGGCGCGGTTGTCGATAGCGAGAAACGCCTCCGGGTAAGGGCCATCATAGACATGGCACGCGATCTCCGTCCACCCCTCGGCCCGCGCCGCTTCGACCAATCCGTGGCCCGCTAGGATCGTGCCATCTGGAGTGATGACCACCGGCTTCTGCTGGCCATGCACCCGCAGGCTCTCCCGCAGAATCGCGAGTTGGTGTTCGGGGTGGCGGCGGTAGTTGCGGGGGTGGGGTATCAACCCGGCGAGCGCTCTCGACTCCGTCGGTATTCCAACACTGGTGCGTCCTGGTGCCTGGTCCATATCTGTTCCCCTCGGCCAAAGACAAACCGGCCCCCGGGCTCAGGTTCGGGTTAGCTAGACCCTACCTCAGCTCAGAAGCCGGCTCACGTGCTGCCGACTGGCTTCCCCCACCCCGTGGGCCAGCGGCCTTGGTTGTCTCTTGCTACGATCAGAATATACCACGAATCGGCGTTTCAAACAAGGGTTTGCCGCCGTTCCAAATGACTGTGACAGCGTCGTTGAACTTGGCGCGGCGTCGCTTCAGTCACAACACATCGATGCGTTCTGCCCCCACCCGTCGTCCAGTATGCACCATCCCATCTGCCGGAGGTTGCTCATTCTCATCGCTTGCGCGGCCCTATCCAGCGGTAGATTGTGGAGATGTGAGGAGCCTTGATTCCCCGTTTCGGAGCCTTAGCTTTCAGTATCGCGTAGATATCCTTCGCGGACCGACCCTGCGCATACTGAACCCTTACCCACGCGGCCACTCGCGGTGTCTGCGGGCCGCTTTTCGGAACCGGCGGCTGCGGGGCCTTTGGCAGGCCAAGCTCCTCTTTGACACGCTCCTTCTCGCGAATGACAGCGTCTCGATTGTTCGTTACGTCCATAGCGAGGAAGCGCCCTATGGCCTGCTCAACACGTCTGTCAAGTCCAGTCAGGCGTTCAGCAAGCTGGATTAATGTGTC